TTTTTGAATGTCCTATAGAATGTTTTTTATTTTTCTTCCCCTCTGTCTGACATTTTAAAGAGCAATATTTTCTACCTTTTTTTATTTCCCATTTAGCCAGATAAAATTCCTTTTTACACATTTCGCATTTAACATATTTACCGTTCTTTTTAATGCTATTATAACCCTTAGTAAATTGTCCTTTTTTATTTCTCATAAATTAACACTCATTTTAATTATTATTTCAAATTGTGCTATTGCTTCTAAGCCCTTGGCACCTTGGTTCATCCCCCAATCACCACTCTCTATTCTTACCCATACTGGTTGGTTGTCTATTCTATTTAGTTTCCAGTTACTATCAAATGCGTCTAGTATTGCGTCGCAGGTATTACTTAAAACATTTTCGAATACGTGGCTTGTTGTTGTGTTTTCTAGTCCTACTACTACAAACATATTAAACTTATATTCCCTAAAATTGTCTGCCGTTGTTGAAAATACATTACTAACACCTGTTGGGAAGAATATAACTGCCGGATATTTGTCTAATGCTTTTGTGGTTGGGTGTTTGATTATCTCTTTAATATTACTAACACTTTCTAAAATAGTATTTACCTCTTCATAAATTGTTTGATATATTTTAACCATATTATTTCGCTAAATCTCTTGTTATAATTTTAATTAAATCCCCTTGTAATTTTTCAACCTCTGACATTTTATCTTTAAATATATAGCTTAACCACGGTCTTGCTTCCATTCTACCTGTTCCATAATGAACGTGCTTAGCATAATCCACTGTTGGATATATTTTAGATTGCATATCCGTTACATCATATCTATGTTGGACTAAATATCCTTGGTCAACGGGAGCTCCCCCTCCACTTCCTCCTATCCTCCAGGGATTATTAGTTATTCCTCTTCTGTAAATAGCGTTTGCTCTTTGAATGAACTTTCTAACCTCGGAGGACACTTTTCTTGGGTTTCTTTCTATTGCTTTTTTTAATGCCCTTGCTCCCATTATTTTAAATTGAAAATTACTCATAGTTTTCCTCCTTCTCTACATAAACTTCTTTATGCCTATTTAAACCTACATCTAAATCTTTAATTGCTTTTACTTTATAATTATCTCCATTATTACTTAATAAATCGCCCTCTTTAACGTCTGTATCTAACGGACACCAAATAACATAAGATTTAGAAAAGTTAAGCCCTAAGTGTTCGGCTCTGTCGGCAGTTATTTGCTGTAAATGTCCTTTAAAGGTTATAGTATCATCTCTTTGTGCTGTTTCATTATACCAAACCATTCTACTATTACTGAATTCTTTTGTATAAAATTTACTAATCATAATAATACTTTATATCTATTTAAAATATCTTTTAAATTAGCTAAGTCGCCAAAGTCTTGGTCGGCTTGATAACTCACTGAGTAATCGCCTATTTTTTCGCTGGCTATCTCACTTGTTGATTTTCCTTTAATCATTCCTACTACTATCGAAGTCGCTACGAATTCAATATCTTTTGGCACGCTTCCCCAACCAAATTTCCCTGTTACTTTAATGTTAGATACTCCAAATGGGAATTTGAAATAATGAAAATATATTTTAATCTTCTGTTCGTTATTATTCGGCAGTAATTTAAAGTTTTCTACTTGTTTAAATGTTACTCCGTTATCATAACTCACCTCTACTTTAGTAATATCTGTTGCTGGGTCTATTAAAAGAGAGTTTGAATTGTTGCCATTGTAAAATCTTTCTTCTACGTTCTCGCTAAAATCTCGTTGTGTAAAATTATCAATATACTCTTGAGCTCCTATAATATAATCATCAATATTTTCAGTAATGGTTTCGCCTAATAACGCTTCTACTTTTGCTTTTGTTGTATAGTTTTTATTTGCCATATTTTTTTCTAACTACTTTTTTAGGCTTAATCGCACTGTCTTTTGTTTCAAAGATTGGTTTTAGGTTTTTATCTTCTAGCTTTTTAAAACTATAAACTCTTTCTCCTGTTTCTTTGTTGATATAAATAAATTTATACATATTTTTATTCTTAATAATCTTCAGTGAGAGGGCTAATCACTTAACCCTCTCTAGAAAACTACTATTCAGAAGTTTCTGCTGTTTTTAATACTGTTACTGCTTTAGGCAATACTGTTGTATAACCTACTCTTTCAATCCATCTCATTGCTTTCCTGTCGGTTGTAATTAGATTTAAGTCTGCGTTGTCTGCTACGTTTCTCACTGAACCAGCGTCAAACATATCAGCTTTAATGCCTCCTTTATAACCTAAAATACAAGCCTTTCTTAAATCTCCGAAAAGAACGAAAGGTGTGTTATCGTCATCGTCGTCTGTTGATGGGAATGCTTCAGGGTTGATAATTGGGTATCCCCAAGCTGTTGCTGGACCACCTAATGTTGGTGATTGCCATACATAAATTCCATCAGTTGTCTTCAATTTTCTAAGCAAAGAGTTAAGAGTTCTATGCATTAAGAATTTACCGTTCTTTTTAGCGTCGCTTGGTGTAATATCAATCATTCCAATTAAATCATCGGCGTCAATGTTCTTGATTGAGCAATCACTCATAGTGTAGATATTAGCATTTGTATCATTTAAGATACCAGTAAATCCACCATTGTTTGCGTCTTCGCTTCCTGTTCCGGTAAAGAATGCTTCGTCTTCTGCTTTAGCGAAACCTTCTGCTAATCTTTGTGCGATAAATCCAAATAAATCTACCTCACCGTCTTCAATTAATTCACTTGTTAAAGCTACGATAGCTCCAAGTTTCTTTAACTTCAAACTCTCTTGTCCTAAAACAACGTGAGTTGATTTAATAGCTCCTCCCTCATCTACCCAAAAAGTGCTAACGTCTGTTACTAGTGTGTTTGGTTTATATTCCCCTTTAGTCAAAGGAATTGAACTCATTTCTCTTCGAGCTACACCATATTCAGTAATTAAATGTCTGATTTCAGCACTTAATTCACTATCTACTGTATAACCTGCGTATGGACTACCATCAGCGTCAGTTGTCATATCTTTCATTAAGGTGTCGTCTTTACTAACCAAAGCTAAACAAGTAGCTTTAAACTTGTTGTTTGTTTCGGCTCTTTTGTCTTTTACTTCAGGAGCATAAAGACCAGCTTTCTTTTCCATTAACTCTTTTTGTTCTTCTAACCAAGTGTTTAACTCCTTTTTTAACTCACCTAAATTCTCACTACCCTTTTCCTCTACAATTTTCTTTAACATTTTTTCTACTTCCTCGTTGTTGTCTTCTAAGTCCTCAGGTGTTTCTACCTTTGGCTCTTCGACTTCTTTTTTTACTTCTTTCATATAATTATTGTTTTACTTTTAGCTTTAATAAATTTCTAACTGCTTTATTGATTTCGTTGTTAATGTCTGCTCTGTCCTTTTTCAAGGAGTTTCGACCTTTTGTTTCCTCGCAAACCAACTTAATCGCAGTTGATATTTTTTTTAAAGCCCTCTTTTTTATATCATCTTCCTGCTTGAGAGCAATAAATATTCTCTCTGCGGGTTTCTTGATTTTTACTTTTTTTTCTTCGGCTTCTTCTTTTTTATCTTCTTCCCGTTCTCCTTCACTTTCACTAGTGTCTTGCTCGCCTTTTGTGTCATCGCTCGTAAGCGGTCTATAATCGTCTTCATAATATTTTTCATATAAGGCTTCAGGATTTGCTGGCACTCCTACTCCACTAATTTCCAGTAATTCGTTTTTAATCATTCTCCCTTTGTCGTCAAATTCCTTTGGTATAAAACCAACACTAGAAGTGTTTAGAAAACCTTTGCTCGCCATTTTGCTTGCCATCTCTCCTCTCGGGTTGTCTAAAGCAAACTCGATGTCGCCTTCTAATTTATTATCTTTAACTTTTATCTTATGGACTTTGCCAATAATGTAATCAATACTTGAGTAATTATGGCTATCCAAATAAACAGGGTTTTTCTTAAAATGTTTTAAATCCCAACCTTGCTCTACTATTTCGCCGTGCCTATCTTCTTTGGCTGTTGAAAAGACAGCGTGGAACTTATCCCCCTCTTCTGATTTTTTAAAAGTTGTTTTTGCTTCTACTGATAAACCATTAAAGCCCTTCTCTTTAACGGCTTTCCATAATTCTTTATCATTTTTAGCTTTATATTTTTCAAATGATTTAGAATGTATTGTGTAAAATTTTCTATCCATATTGTTATATTTTAATTATCTATAATTTTAAATTTGGCACCTGCAGTTGATTTCGCTTGGATACATTTCCCCATTACTAAATGCTACATTTATTGGTCTTTCCTCTCCGTCTAGTTCTGCGTGTTCGTCCCTTGTAACTGCGTCCATTACTGCTACCCATATCTTAATTTCCATCCCTGATTGTTTATATCCTTCTAGTGTGGACTCTTGGACTGCGTTGTGGACCTCTGTTCTTGCTATTGTTTTAGTTCTATTCTTATAAGTTTCCTCAAAATAACCATCTATTCTTTTAATTAAATCTCTTCCACCTTCTCCCTGCTCTACTCCCTCGGCTAATGTTCTTGAAACTCTTTTATAAGTAGTCTTATTCATACTATCTAAAAAGAAATCAGCTCTCTTATCTAACGCTCCCTCTAGCTCCGTTCCCCAGACAAATTCCTTTCCCCCTACTAATCCTGTTGCTTCTTGTCCGGACTTTTTCATATATTTTTCCAACAAAGGCTTTAACATTTCCTTACCTATTTCAATCTCTAATGCTTGATTAAAATTCTCGTCCATTATATTTTTACTCTTTTTAAATCCCTCTAAAATTCTTTCCTTTTGTCCCTTTAGGTATTTATTCAATACTCTTTTAAACTCTGCTTCGTATTTGTCTTGTTCTAGTATTCTTTTTTTAAAATATACTCTTCTGAATGATTTATTTTTTAGTGGGTGCTCTAAACTCTTTTTTTTTTCTTCGTCTTCTCTTTCTCTTACTGCTGGTTTTGGTATTTCATCGCCTCCCTCAATCTCTTCCTTATTAACATTTTCTCTCATTTCGTTAGTTGTTAAGTATCGGTATTTTCCTCCACTTTCATTAACCTTTAGTTTCATATCTTGGTCTTCTGGGCTTGGGTCTACAAAATCTAATTCATATTTTTCCGGTATCAGTTCTACATTCTCATTTAATTTTGAAACCTTTTGCCTCATTTGTGGTTTAATAGTTTCGGTTAAAAACACTTTCAAAGAAGCGTCGGCATTATCATATTTAACTTCATCTACTGAATTGATTAAGATTTT